AAAGCCGACAGGAAGTCGGAAGGGGTGCTGCCAGACTCACTCCGGAACAGCGGCGCCAAGCCTTTGCCCGCAATTGCGGTGGCCTGGCTTTTCGAGAACCCTGCCTCACGCAGGAAATTCTCAAATTTGGGCAAGGTCGGGAGCCGGCCGTCCTCAACGATCGATTTGACGCTGGTGATCACCGCGCGCTCGTTCATCGGGATGGTAACAAGGCTCACCTCGTAAAGGGCAAGTTCAAGGAGCTGACGGGTCTTGCCCACCAGCTGCTCCCGGATGGTCCGGTAACCAATCGACAGACCCCCGATCGCGCCATCGCGCACCAGCGCATGGGCCTCCTGGCCAGCGCGCGAAGACAGCGAGATCTGGCCTTTGACGACGAGGCCATCCCGGCTTTCAGTAAAGTCCGTCCAGACGCCTGCCGGGCGGGTCTGATCGTGATACATCAGCATCGGCACCGCCTTGCGGCCCTTGAGGGACCGGGCGAGCGCGCCGGGCACAATGACATCACCGCCCGCATCGATATTGCCGTAGCCAGCCGCGAGCCCCTCGATCTGTCCGTCTTCGGTGACGGCCTTGGTATCGAGGACAAAATCGAGATGGTTCATGGGGCAGCTCCGGGATCGGCAGGCGGCAGCGCAGGCGCTGTGCCAGTGCCGGCCTGTGTTATGGGTACGTTCTGCATCTGCATGCGGGGGACATCACCGCCTTCGACAGGCGGCAGGTTTTCGAGGGCGCGGACCTCGTTGATGGTCATCACGCCATTCGAGAGCATCTGCTGGTAGAAGGAGGCCCGCGCGCCGCTGTCGCCGCGCAGCAGACCTTCGAGGTTGAACTCTATGACGAGCCCGGCCTGACGATCGGCGGGGGACAGCAGCTGCTTGGCGAGCGCCTGCTCGATCCGCTTCAAACGCCGACGCAGCGTGAACTTCTGAAACCCCAGCGTCTGCTGCTCGAGGCCGGTGCCCCAGCTGGTGGTCTTCTCGGTATGTCCGACCATGAACGGCGGCACACCGAAGAACCGGCAGACTTCCTCGACCGAGAAAGCCCGACTCTGCAGCATCTGGGCATCTTCCGGGCTGATCGAGAGCTGGACCCAGTCCATGCCGCGATCGAGCAGCATAGGCCGCCCGGCGTTGATCGCGCCGGCAAACTTCTCCTGCAACAGTTCCTCGGCCATTTTGCGTTGATCGAGGGTCAGCGTGTCGGCGGTCTTTAGCAGCCCAGAGGGGCGCACCCCGTTGCGGAAGGTGTCGCCCGAGGCCCGTTCGATCGCCTGCGCAAGCCCGAAGGTTTGGCGGCCAAACGAGAGGGTCGAAAGCCCGCCCAGCGGGTTGCCGCCGAAGCCGCGGATGTGGAGCATGTTGTCCTGGGAGGCGATCTGCCGGACGCCGTTATCGGACCACTCGTATTCGAGGCTGCCGTCGCGGAGGCGCCGGACGGTCATCAGTTCCGGAGCGATCGGCACGCTGAGCGCGACCACCCGGCCGTTGCTGCCCCGGATGATCTCGGCATAGGCATTGCCATTGAGTTCAATGCAGGCGCAGATGAACTCCCAAAAGTCGACCGCGGTCTGGTCGGCATTCGGGCTGTCGTGCAGGATCCGATAGAGCGGATGATCGGTAGCGACCATCCGCGCGCCGCCCCGGGTCCGGTAGACCATGAGCGGCAGCGAGGCGATGGTTCCGGCGAGCAGATTGACGCAGGCCCAGGCTGAGGCGAGCCCCAGCACCGAGGTGGTCGAGACCATTTCGCCGGTCGTTGTGGTGCGCCCACCCACCGCCTGCACCAGCAGTGGATCGGTGAGGCCGATAGAGCGCGCGATGTAGCCGAACGCCTTCTGGAAAATGTTCATGCCGTCAGGCTCTTCAGCCAGTCGTCAATGGAGCCGCTGGTGTCGCCCGCCATTGCCGCCCCCACTGCCATGCACAGCGCGACGGCTGCGTCGATTTTGTTGATGGCCCGCTGTTTAGAGAGCCACTTGTTGTCCCAGCGGTCGGTCTCGGTGACCGCCGACATCATTGCGGAAATCAGGACCGGATTGCGCTTCAGACGAATGCGGCCCTCAAGGATCAGTTCTTCAAGATGCCGAAGCGAGCCCGGCATCCAGAGGCCTTCGGTCATCTCTCCCGCTGGCTTGGCCCGCTTGGTGCCGCCTTGCGGGTGCTCGACAAAGGTCAGGTCGAGGCCGAGTTCGGCGACTTCCTCCTCGAACCGGCGGAAGGCGTAGCGGTCGTATGCCACCGCCTCGACCCGGTAGTCCGATGCCATCTCGGCCAGAGCCTGCGCCACATGGCGAAAGCTGATGTTCTCGCCTTGCGGCGCATTCAAAAATCCATCGGCGACCCAGAGGTCGTAGGGCTGTTTGTCCCGCAAGCTCCGGGCTGCCAGCGTGTCGCCTGGCGTCCAGACTTCGACCCAGGCATCAAAGCAGGGTTTGCCGTCCTTCTCGCCGTTTCGCTGAACGGCAGCCAGCGCGGTCAGATCCCGGTTCTGACTGAGATCGAGCCCTAGCCAGACGGGCTGGCCCGCCTTGGGTTCGAACTCGGCCAGCAATGGCTCGAGCGTGGCCCTTGCCATCCAGGCGGTTTCAGCATCAGTCCACACGCAGAAGTGGAGCCGCAAAATCCCGTTGAGCTGTCCCGGGATCGCCTTGGCCTGCGCCACGACCTCGGTCAGGTACTGCTCGGTGATCGTGACGCCCAGAAGCGGGTTCGCCTTGATCCAGCAGCTGGGGTCAGTCAGCGGATCGTCGCCCTCATCGAGCGCGCAGACATAGCTGAACGTCGTGTCGTCGATGACCTGCCCGAGAAAGGTCGGGTCAGTCACCGCATCGGGATTACCAGCCGCCACCCGGACAGCGTGTTCGTGTTCCTCCCAGGCGACTGAATTACGATCCGAGCCCGAGTTCGTGATCATGAACAGCAGTGGATCGCGGCGGAACTTGAAGCCGCGTTCCAGCATCTCGATGATTGAGCGGTCAGGCAGCTCGTGGACCTCGTCCGCCAGCACAAAATAGGGGCGCGGGCCAGAGCCGGTCTTGCCTGTATCGCGCGACACCGGACGGAAAAAACTGCCGCTCGCCAGATGCGCGATGTTGAACTCACGTCCCGGGCCGCCCGAGAAGTTGAGCCTCCGATCCAAGGCCGGGGATTGCCGGACCATCCGCACTGCGTCGCGGAACAGGATGTTGGCCTGCTCCTTCTTGGCCGCCGCCGCGTAGATCTGGGCGCCTGCCTCCTTGCAGGCGGTCATGCCGTAAATGCCGATGCCGCCTGCCACCGGCGACTTCCCGTTGCCTTTGCCTTGTTCGATGTAAGCGCGGCGGAACCGGCGCCTGCCATCCTTGCGCTTCCAGCCGAACAACGAGCCAATGATGAAGGCTTGGCTGGGCTGAAGTTCGAAGGGCTGCCCTTCGAACTGACCTTCCGAAAGCTTCAGCACCTCCTCAAAAAAGGCGAAGGCATGGTTGGCCGCTTCATGGTCGAACCAAATGCCATCCTTACGCTTCAGATCGGCGATGTGCCGCTGGCAGGCATTGCGAACGTGGGGACCTGCGACGATCTCGCCCGACACCACAGCCTTGGCATAGGCCAGCGTGCGGTCAGGCGAAGAACCGGTCGGCGGGGTCGCCACTTTCTTGCGGCGGCTCGGCCGAGATCCTGCTCCTGGCACTGGGCGTCATCCCGAATTCTGCGGCGTAACGCATCATGTCCGCCGCCGCTTTGTTGGCGGTGCCCACCAAGGGGTTCTGGACCGCGTTGCCGTTTGATGTCTTGATCATGAGGCCGCCGGTAAGCTGGTCCTTCTCGGCCATCTTGGCGATCGCGCGCTCGGCCTGTACCCAGCGGCCATAAGCCATGGCGTAGGCAGCAAGTGCAGCCCGATCGATCTCGGAGAGGATCCCGAGGTTGAAGAGCTCGGTTGCGACCCGGTTCCATTCCTCGACCGCATCAGCGGTTAAATGGGCCGGCGGCGCCGGAATGGCAGCCTTAGTCTTGGCCTCTTTGCGGTTCAGCGTCCGCTTGCCCGGATTTGAGGTCACGAGCTTCAGCTGCGTCGGTTTCGGCTTTCTGCCGGTGATCATATGATTTGGGTCCGTTAATCCTCCCGCAAGCCGTCAAAGAGTATTTGACACTGTCAAAGGATGTTTGACATATAGAGGCATGGATATCGAGAGCATCACCCACAAAGGGCTGCGGCGGTTTTTTGAGACCGGAAGCGCGAAAGGCCTGGTTGGAGATGTCGCTCGGATCCGCAAGATGTTGGCATTCATCTATGCGGC